TTACACTCATTTTCCGAGTGCCTTTGGCTAACGCCTCCAGAAACTCCTGTTGATAATCAAATGGCTCTGCACCCAACATCTCACGCACAAAACGCACTGGATCATCCGCATAAGCCTCAACAAACTCCTCAAAAAAATTTTCAGTCTTCATGATCAATAACCTTAGTGGAGTCCTGCACAAGCTTAGTCTTACGCAAAGCATCCAAATGCATATCACCAAGATTTAACGTAACTGACGTTTGATTGGCTCTAGCGCCATACCGCTTCTGATTCCAAGCAGACGCAATAAATCGATGCTGCGCCACTTCCTCACGCGCAATAGATACATCAATAGCACTGATCTCTGCTTGTTTGCTCCCTGGATCCGCATTCATGCGCTCATTTTTGCGCTCCTGACGCAACCGACGCATTACCTCATTGCCCATCTCTGCATGCGCATCTGCAGCATCCTCACGCACAGCCTCAATAGCCTTGCCATAAGTCTCATGCTTGGTGAGCAACTGATGCAAATAACCGCGATCCAAATCAAGATCCTTGGCAAGCTTCAGAATAGTGCCACCAGATAATAAATACTGCTTGAGGTAATCTTCTCCGCCACGCTTATCCAGCTCTGCTAAAACGCGCTTCCTCTTGGGTCGGCCTGCCATTTTTTTTCTCCTTAAAGTTAACTTAAAACAAACATGGGGTGGGGGGCAAAATTAGACGCAGACTGTGTGTGAGGTAGCACAAGCACTCCCCCGTCCTGTTGGAGGCCCCGGGGGGGTATTTTGAGCCAATTTGCCAGCTTTTTGGACCGCAAAACCACAGCATCTTGTACCTGATCAGCATATCGATTTTTGCAGCGCTTTGGGTACAGCATATCGACACCATAATTGTCATAATGTAGATTATGCGCATAATAACGCATTTCCCCGGAAAAACTGCCCTCGCGCGCGCACGCGCGAGGCTGATGTGTTTCGTTGCGTGTTTCATAGTAAAAAAGTGGCGCTTGCGGTGCCTCGGAATTGGTTGAGAAACAGGCAACACTACAAGCGCCAGAGGTAACGCCAAAACGGGAGGAAGATGGCGTTAAGCAGTGTAGATAGAAGCGAGATCTATCACCTATGAGTTTACTACAATTCATTGCATCAACCTAAATTACTCGTCATCTTTTTGAAGTCTGTAAGCAATTGCCAAGTAGTTCATCTGATCAAGGATACTATCTTCATGAAACCCAGTGTGATCCATCCTAGCAGCTTTGAGTTCACCCATCATGCGAGCTACATCAATCTCATCGATATCAGCTCTTAGCTTACCATTGAGCACAGAGCTCCAACGCTTTGCTATTGATTGATGAAGAGGGCGAGCATCGCCATAGCTATCTTCTCTGTCCTGGATAATGTTATGGCATCTTTCAAATATTGTTTTGTATTTCATCTTTTGTCCTTGCTCTGTATCTTGCATAGCCTCGATCACTCACAACCTTCACATAGTCACGATCAATCAGGTATTGCATTTGGGTTATCATCTCTTGCTTTGTCTCATCCATTGCACCAGCCAGATCATCCAGGCTCATGTCTCCTTGATCTCTGAGGAACGTCAGAATGTGCAATTCGTATCTTGTTAGTGGTTCTCTCCACTTACGCTTCTTCTTGTCATCTGGTAGCGCTGACCGGAAACCAAGTCTTGCACGTTCTCTTTCAAACTTCATCATCTTGTTCCTCAGATCATCCTCTTTCATCTTCAAGTTCCAACTTGCGATTGATGATGGCTTCACGCTGCCAATCATTCCAACTCTTCAACTGATGTTCCTTGAGATGTTTCTTTCTGTTAGCCATTCCTTCCAGTTCATCAAGTGTTGTGATTTCATCTAGGATCTTGAGGAAATCTTTTTCCTTCAGATCTGAATAATCTGGAGCTTTCCATGCTATTCTTTTGAGGTCTTCTAAAGTGATCATCTTAGCGTACCACTTCGCATGCGTAACATGTAACAATACCTATAGGTATTTGTTACATGTGTTACACCCTGCATTGCCATGTAACATTTGACGTAACAAAGCGTAACAAAGCGTAACATTTGCACTATTTTATGTAATGCTTTGAGTGAGTTAGCTCTTATGTGTTTTTGGTACGCCATGTTACGTTAGCCTTATTTTGTGCTCTTGGCGTAACAACCAGTAAAATCCCTCATTTTTAGCCATTTCGCCTTTACTAAGGAGCCCATCAATAGCGCGTTGGTAAGCTTGTCTTTTGTTGGTTGTTGTTACTTTTCCATAGTAGTGGTTGCGCAGATCATCCTCTGAAATGATCCACCTGGTTCCACCTTCTGGCCACCCGGCACCACTTGGACATGGTTTGCCTATGAGTTCACCTTGGAGTTGTGTGAAGCATTCAGTAATGATCTTTTCATTCTTGGTGAGTTTGATCTTGGCTTCTCTTTGGCGTTCCTCATCAACTGGAGTGATGTAGCAACTTGTTACCTCATCACCATCTTCATCCATGCCTAGCGTGACTGTGTTGAGTTCGAAGGCAAACTCCTTATTGGATGCTATTTCACGTTGCTTGGTAGCTTTAGCAAAGCGCAATCCAGATGTTTCATCTATTGCAAGTTCTATTTCAGTGTCAGTAGCGGCTCTGAGTGAACTGTGTCCTCTAGCACCATCATTAGCTTTACCTGAGTGATGCACTGTAAGGACTGTGCATTGCGCATGATCTCTGAGCATGTCACTGCATGATATATATGCGGTCATTGCTTCTGGGGCGTTCTCGTTTCCCCCGGCAAGCGCTCGCGATAATGTATCGACAATGATAAGTTGGATTTCTCCATATTGTTCTTTAACCATATCAATGAGCGTAAACAGTTGAGGTATGTCTGCGTTGGGATCTAGTAGATTGATTGGGCAAGGGCGTATTGCTAATGGCACATCTTCATCACCATAGTGATCTTGTATTGCTCTTGCTCTGTTTAGGTAGCCAGAGCCTCCCTCTGCCGCCATATAGAGCACAACACCTTGTTTGACTTTATGGTTATGCCAATCCCTTCCGGCAGCTACATGGTACGCCATATCAAGCGTGAAGAAGGATTTACCTACATTGGATTGCCCATAGATGACGCACATCTGTTCTTTGCCTAGCCATCCTTTAATGAGGTAATTGCTATTGAGCACAGGTTGAGCGTCATTGATCCAGACAAGCTCATCCATAATGGATTGAGGTGTGATGAGTTTTCTCAACCCGGTTGAAACGTGATCTAGCCCCAGAGATTGGTGGACATCGTTCCAATCTGTGTCCTTTGCTTTGGGCACTGCGTAAGGTTTACCAGTTTTCTTTGCAGCTTCTTGTCCACCTCCATTAGCGTCATTGTCTGCCGCTATATAAAGATCTATTGAAGGCCACTCTAAAGCCAGAGCCTCACACACTGGAGCTAAATTCGATTTATCCAGGGCAAAGATAACAGGTTGCTCTTTGTTAAGAGCCATGTGGACGGAGACTGAGGTTGCCCATCCTTCTGCTATCCAGACTTTGCCTGGATTAGTTGGGTTAAACTTTCCTACAACACCAAAGACTCCAGAATCCTTTTTAAGCCCCTTATTGAAGCGTTTCTGCCCATCAGGTTTAATAGTCTGACTACCCACTTGTTGTTGCTTAGTGTTGAACAGAGGCACAACTACATCAGTTCCTTCTAATGTAGCGCCAATGAGCTCCACACCTTTTTTAGTATGGTAGGGCGTGAGATCATCGAATTGTCCGGGCATTGCGGATTGGATAGGTACAACATTGCTTTGTTGGTTTAATAGAGGCCAACATCCGTCATGTTCGAGCACCTTCACAATATCTGTAAAGCTTTGGCATTGCCTACATTGGAACTTGACCAAGCCATCTGAGGATGGGTTTATCCAGAATCTTGTTGATGGCCAGTCATTGTGTCCACACGAGGGGCATGCACCATGCCACTCGTTTCCTTGTTTCTTTAAATCGTAGCGTGTGATTATACGCTCTGACCATTCAGACCATGTTGCTTTGGGATAGTCATCCATCTCAAAACGGAATCTCATCATCAAAATCTTGAGGAGCTGTGTTTACGTCTTGTCCTACTGGAACTTCTATTGATTGCTCACCTGATATGACTGTCTCTGTTTTGGGAGCTTCACTGGCAAAAGGACTAGGCGCTTCTGCTTTAGGTGTAGCTGCAAGATCTTCAAAGCCGTTTGATGGGATTAAATCAGAGAACTGATCTAGTGGATTAACTGGCTCTTTGCGCTCCACTTTTTCTGCCAGGTGTGTAATAAAGAAACCTTTAGGACGTACACCCACGCCAGAATTACCAGAAGATGCAATGTGATATGGATCTAATAGAACATTTACAAAAGCTTTTGATCCTGTTGTCAGTTCAAAATCATCAGGGTAGGGTACGCCATTCTTATCAACTTGAATGGGTTTTGTTTTAGGATCGCCATAACAAGGTTGGCGCATTGTAACGATCCAACGATCTATGCCCTCATCATTCTCATCTTTATCAAAGATCTGGCTTAACTTGGTGACTGCCACTTGTTCAGTCATTCCAGAGCCATCATTTTTAGGCACTGATATTGCCCAGGTTTTACCTGCAACCTTTGGGCTTTCCTTAAATGCTTGTTGCATAAGCTTTGCTAATTCTTTGGCATCTGCATCACTGATGATGAGATCACATTCATAGCGTCCCTTTTTATCAGTCTTTTCAACTGGCTTTGATAAGCCCGGTTGATCAGGTTTGTTAGGGTTAGGTAAAGTTTTATCAAACCAATAAGGCACGTTTATTTTTGGATAGAGAATAGTTCCTTCTAGTCTCCAGTGTCCTTGATTATTTTTAGTTATCGCCATCTAAATATTCCTCGCTTTCTGGCAGCCATTGCGGCAGTTCATGGGTTGAGAACGCACCCCAATTTGTTGGGTATTCCCCTGTTTCTTTTGCTTTAGCTATATCTATCAAGGCTCTGTTAACTAACATCTTTCCATAAGCTATGGCGTTGTCACTTAATGAGTGATAGTGCGCTGGATAGGGGTACGTTTTTGTTACGGCTAGGAAGCCCCAATGTTCTACTTCCCAGCCATTAGCTTCTGCTAGGAGAAGATAATGAGCTGCCTGGATGTGATATCCCCTTCGAAATAGATCTCTGGAGAACCCCATCGGGCTTGCGTCTTGGGCAGTTTTTACATCGCCCATTGCTTTTAATTCTTTTGAATATATGTCTGGTCTTGCCTTGAGCATTAAGCCAGTGCCATGCTCTGCAAACAGAGATG